GGCGGTATCGTCTCCAGTAATTTCAGCTGTTTCTGAACCACACTGGGAGGTAATGTGCTCTGTAGATAGGATAATGGACGTGGCACAGAACACGTCGACTTTGTTTCTTCAAACTTGAACTCATCTGGCTTCACAACGTCCTGCTTTGTTACACGCATAGGTAGTTTCATCTGGTTGACCTGTACATCTTCCGGAACCGCCAAATAGCGTTCCTTTGCATCTGCGTACTGCGCCTTGAACTTCTGTGTTGCCTTCCCAAGCAGAGAGATTGCTAAGGAACGAACCTTCTTGGCATCTACATTGAGTAGGCGCATAAACGAACCAATGGGTCCTGCGAACGTACTTGGGAATGACTCAAATGTGGTTTGTAGGACATATAGAATCGTGTTTACAACAGACGCTTGCTTGCTGTCGTCTGTATCGCGAGGATATCCGGACAACTTCATCTGTTTCGAACCAAAGGAACGACGAGGAATTAAAAATGGGTTATGTGTCTGTAGCAATACCGCTGCTCCGACGATTCCAATCGCACCGTCTAATTCATCACTACCCTTCTTTGCCGATTTGAACGCTGCACTTACTCCGTCCATAAAGGTCAATACCGGTAATAACTGCGATTCTAACGGAACGACTTGGAACAGAGACAGAAGTAGATATAACAACATACGACCAATATGACGACCCTTGTCTAGCTCAAATACCTCCTTTAATTCTCCTAATGATTTCGTGAACTCGGATACATTTGTCTCGGACGCATGAATACTGGTCGGTAGTGTATCGCGTGAGAGAATCACATGTCCCGCTTCATCAAAATCATCTTGGGATGAAAACACATCGCGATTAATCTGCTCTCCACAGAACTTACACACGCGATATCCGGATTCTATGAACGTCCATTCGCGATAGAAGGGTTCCATCTCTGGACGTTTTAGTAATTGAATTGTGTGCTCGCAGAGCAAGAATGCCTTGTCTGCGGTAAGATACAGGCGATCCTGTGGCAGAATGTCATCAACGAGTGTTGCTAAATCGCGGACCTTGTCCACATCCAATCGACGTGGGTCGGAAGAGACCGCAAGAATTTCCTTGCGGAGTTCAGGTGTTTCCTTTGCCTCATATTTCTGATATATTGGTTCTACGGATGGCAGGGCGATACGTGACGTCTTGATGAGACGAATCTGATACTCTTTCAGTAAATCCATCTCCGTAGATTCACGCCACGCTTTCCGACCGTACGACACTAGATCCTTGCGTTCCTGCTGGACATAGGACACAGGGATACACGTATTCTTGCGATAGACTCCACTATTCAGAAACGTATCAAATGTATCGGTCTGTAGGCATTCTTCGGGTGTCGATTCCGAGAAGGACGGTTCGACAAATTCACCGCGTGGAATGACAGGAAGCAGACCTGCTTCGGATGTTTTGGAGAGAAGCATACGTGGAACGAAGGCGCCTGCATCTTCTTGGTTCATCAACCAGGTATAGGGGTCTATGCCTTCGTGGAAGGTTGTATAGACTTTTCGTAAGTTCTCCGAAGGAACTTTTGCATCTGGTTTGGGAAATGGAACGGACATTGTCGGAGGTGCCGTTTCAATGCTATCTACGGGCGGAAAGCGGCGCTTCCAGAGTTCCCAAGAAATAGCTGGAAACGTCACATCATATAACTTCAAATACATCTGTCCCTGGCCATACGGGTCGGTCGTCGTGGGAACACCATGTGTCATCACTGCGTTGATAGACGGAAATACATTGACAAACGGTTCGTCGGTCGTAATCGTGGAAGCCTCTGCTGAACTTAAAAAGGGATGTTCTGCAAGAGGATTGGGGATATCCAATGGACGCTTGTCTAAGCGATACCCTTTAATACGAATATCATCTTGCGTGTTCGGGATGGGTAGAGGCAGAATATCAATCGTTCCATTCTCGTGAAGTGCCGTTTTACTGCGTGTATATTGACCTAGGGCAACTGTCTCGTCTCCTTTTCCATTTACCGTTTTGGTCGTCTCTGTAATGGGTGGGCGTTCACTATCTTTTGTTATATAGGGTTTTGGTAGGGCAAGAATCATACGCGTGTAGTAGTTCGGAACACGGCGTTGTTCAAGTACAGGAGTCCATTGCTTGTCAAAATCATAGGAGTTGTATGTAAAGTCTGCGTGAATAGGATGGACCCAGGACGGCATCGTCTGAATGCGCTTTGGTTTTAGTTCAAAATCATCGTCAATAATACCTAAATACGCCTCTTGCATGCGATCGCGTTCGCGCTGAAGTTCTTGCACTTGAAAGCGCGTCGCTTTCCCAAGAGGCATGCGTTTCTCCACATAATCGAGTAGCTGCTCCTCTAGCGTGTAAAAACGAAGCGTCTCCGGTCTCTGAATTTGTTCCTCAAATTCGAAGGTTTCTAAGACTTGAAATTCTGTTGCGGGGTCGAATTCTATGTCTGCCATTATTATACACCCTTTTCTAAAATATCACAATATTCTTCTACCTTCGTCTGTGCATTCTTCAAAATTGTTTCGGGATTCGTCTTCGTATGAAAGCGAAGGACGGTGTCGGGCTTGAGCGGATGGGGAATATCGTAGGATACGAAGTTTACATTTTTGTCTGCGTAGATGATTTCCTGTAGAAGCGCGAGTTCCGTGTGTCCACCCAACGCCAGCGATACCGAGAACTCATTGTCCTTGTGTCGCGCGATATTGGAGATTGCTTGCTCCGTGTAATCGCTCACTTTCTGCTTTAGAATCCTCGATGCCATTCTAAAGAGCTCGCGGCCTGTCATTACACCATTGCTTTCTACGTATAGGTCAATCCAATTGGGACGACCGTTTTCATCTTTGGAGTAGCAGCGCTGAATATAGAAGTTATCGAACACTGCCGGTTCACCACCATCCTCTAGAAACGCATCTCGTTCTTCCTTTGCGATTTCGGGGTCAATATGGTATCTTAGAGTCGATACGCAGACCTGGGAGGCCGTCTTCGTCTCTACAGATAGACCCGCCTTGATGTGTAGCGTCTCATTCGGACGTACCTTTGTGAAGAGAATAGGCGCAAAGGTATCGCGGTCACCCATCAGGAGTGTATTTGGAGCGTTGGTGACAACAAAGTCACTCGAGTAAATCCACCGCTCTTTGGTCGGATCAGGCAGAATACGGAGTTCGATCTTTGCGTCGCGAAGAATACCGGCCGCAGTCGGAAGTAGAGCGATGGGTAGCATCCGAACACGGTGTTTCAGCATCTCATGGGGGATTTGGGTGTTGTTTTCAAGAATTTCTACATCGCCAAGAACTACCGTGGGGATATCGGCCAGAAGAATTCGGCGAATCGAGTTCGCGAATGTAGGAGGAAACCCTTTCAGCTCGCAATGACACTCGTGTCCGCAGTTGATTTCGTGAACATTCTGAACTGTCGCCATTGTAGTATCTTCCATTTCTTCTCGTTATTCAAGGATTCGTTTTTTTCCTCAAAACCTATAACATGTCGACCCAGAACCAGCCATACCTGTTTTATAGCAAACGATGTGCAAACTCGGCGCAGGTCATTGAAACGCTCAAGGCATTGAACAAGGCAGGTTTGTATAAGTTCATTGAGGTCGAGACGCTTGGTCGCGAGAAGATTTCCCAACTTCCCTTTGCTTTAGTGAAGGTTCCGACCCTATACGTCCCTACGACAAAAGAAGCCATTGTGGGTAAGGATATTTACGGATACATTGCGAAACCGACCAATGCACGCAACGAGATACCTGCGAAACAGGGGTCTATTGGTAATAGTGCGCCAGATGCCCCCATTGGTCCTCTATCGCCGTGGGGATTCGAGGGTGCCGGAAAACTAACAGAGAGTTATTCGTCGTGGGATGCACCAAGTGCATTCACATCGGACGGGAATAGTATGTACACATTTTTAGGCGGGTTGCAGCAGGTGATGACAGGTGGGGCAGATATTCCAGTGGAGAAGGGACCAGATACAAAGAACACATTGGATAATAAATCAAAGACGGGATCCAATGACGACGTCAAGGCGCGGATGGAAATGATGGAGAAGCAGCGGGATATGGAGTTTTCACAAATTACACGTAAGTAATAATAATGGCGCCCCGACAAGTCTTGCTGAACACATTTTACGATCAACTCATTACCTTCCTTGGTGAACTGAAAGATATGTATCCGGATGACCCGGATTTTACACTTGGCCTAACAAGTGTACGTATGCTAAAAACTGTCAATCCGTCTATTACGATCAAGATGTTTTATGATGTTGCAAAGCCGTATGAGGAGGAAATTTTGACCAGAAATGAGAGCTTCTTTTTAGACCACGCATTTCAGGATATACAGGATATCGATTTCAATCTACTCGGTAAGCTGAAGCAGTATGTTCGGGGTATGAGTGAGGAATCCAAGAAACATGTTTGGATTTACATTGAGAATCTCTACAAACTCTCCAAAGTTATTTCAGGTTGATAAATATAATGAAACGTAAAACATTAAAAAGAGGTGGCGCAACGAAAGATTCGATCAAACATTTAGAAGAGTATATTCACTCTATGGAAAAATCATACGAAAACATGCAATATGATATAGAGAAATTAAGAGATGTCTCTGTTACCAGTCGTCAACAATATCAACAACTTAAGTCAATGATAGAACAAGAAACAAATGATCTTATACTTATGAAAGAACGATATAATTTAGATGGTGTTTTATCAAAAATAGGACGCCAACATCCACTCTATACTCGTTATAGAAATATATTTAGAAAGATGAATGATATTGTTCAAAATATTCGTCAGGAATCAGATACACGACGAAGACATCCTAATTAAGAGTCTTTTCATTTTCAAAACCATACAATTCCCTTTGCGTGAGCTGAATCAGTTCGCGCATAGCGGTCTCTGGGTCTTTGAAGTTTCGGAATAGAATCTGATTCACCTCTGCAGGACTCCACTTATAATCCAGCTCTGGTGTCGTCCAGTCCTCGAACTCCTTATCGTAGAAACTATTCATCATTGACGTAAGAATATCGCGGTTACATTTCTTGAAGTTAACAATCATATCAATACGGCCTGGGCGAATAAGTGCACGGTCAATACGCTCTGGGAAGTTGGAAGATATTGCAAGAATACGACCCGATGCTTCTAGCGTACCGTCCAGAAGATTGAGTAGGAACGATAGATCAATAGGTTCTCCTTCGTCCTCCTCTTTCTCCCATGGTTCTCCTCCCTCTTTCTTCTTCGGCTTCTCAACCGTCGGCTTTTTCCACTCACGACGCAGAACGGCGTCGCCCATTGCATCAATATCTTCAATCACATACAGACGCTCATGGACCGGAATAATGAACTTCTCAGTCTTGAACCCGTCGTATACATGTATCTCATCATTGAAAAAGAGATGGCGTAGCTGGTCCTTTGACTTGATTTGCGAGAGCTGAATGTTCAGAATATGACGATGCGAGATGTTTGCGATTGCCTTAATCGTTGATGTCTTGCCACATCCAGGAGGGCCGTGGAACATAAAGCCAAGTGTATACGGAATACCCTTCTTCTCATACCAATCCTTGCGTTGTAAGAAAAACTCCGTGTGGTTCTGGACGGCTTCCTTCTGCTCAAAAAACACATTATCGAAATTACGGGTTGTATGGAACTTATGGCGGGTGTATAGCAGGTGGGATGTCGGAAGTGGATTCTGTGTCGTTCGTTTGTTCTTGGTTTGGGTCATCATATCAAAGAAATATAACGAATTACCGAGCTTATTGGCCATACGGCGTTCATACTCTGCATTACACTTCTCAACGAACTGTTGTAGGTGTTGAATAGAATGCTCATAGCAAAACAGTTTGAACTTCACGATTTCCACCTGACCATCACTATGACGTAGGTCCTGGAGTTCAAAGTAAATATCATTCTCAATCTGAATAGGATCAAAATCATGTGGAATATAGTCGTGATGAGTGATAGACAGTAGATTCTTCACAGATGGAAGAGTTGTAATGTAGTGAATGACGGAATCCATACGTGAGTGATTGCCAATTGCGTTGTTGTTTGAACTGCGTGAAGAGTTCGATGTCTGAAAGACGCGTTCACATGAAATGGTAGCGTTGACGGGAGCAGATTGCTGGGGAATAATAGAATTGACATATTTGTTTCTACGCGAACAGCAGAATGCCTGTGCTTTCGGAAGAAATTTCGGAGCATATTGGATGAGTGTTTCATATGCCTGAAATAGAAAGAAACTCCGAATGGGTGTGTCCCGTCCTGTTATATTCAACAACATCTGCGTTTTCAGTAGATCGCCAATATTAAACGCGGCGGTCATTGTATTCTCTATCACTTCATTCTTAAAACCATATCGAGTGTAGGTGCGTTACCGTGAACAGGTTTGGAGCGCTTGAGACGGAGCTGCTCGGATGCCTTCTCCACGACATCTACAGAGAGCGATACATACCGTTTGATATCGCGTACAGGACCCTGAATGTTCATCGTCGGGAATACGAGACGAATAGGGTGAAGTTCCGAGGCAATTAGATCATTTACCTTCGTAGTATAGCTACGATATTGCTCGATATCCAGTGGACCACCGAACATACGAAGAACACTGCGAGGAGGAGCAGGGGATAATTCGCGTGTAGTGTAAAGAGATTCGTACATATGGCGGAGTAGCGAGTGGCGCATCCACTTCGTCGATTCAGTAGACGGTTCCTTATATAGATACGCGAGTGCACATTCAGGAGAGCAGAAGTTTCCTTCGCATGAATAGATGTGCGTATACGCGTCATAGGAGATAGGAAGAACACAGGGGGACCAATCAAATGAATGACAGCACCAAAAACACACAGCATCACTGCTATAGGAGGTGTACGATGCCTTATCGAGAATATGTTTCAGTGTCTCGCTATTCAGACTAACAGAGGTTTCCACATTTCGTAGTAGTTCTGCATAGGTCGTGGAAGCGGGGCGGGTAATCTCCATATAGGCAATCTCCGTTCCGGCTGGAAGAATTTCGTCCACATTGTTCTCAAGTATTCGCAAAAAGAAGACAACCGGCGTTTCTTGTACAGAAACATCCTTTACAACTTTTTTGCGCCCCATTGAATTATCTGAATACTGCTCAAAACGTCAAAATCTAAATCAGATTTTCAAGGATATTGTGTCTTATCAAACAATACTATGCTCGGACGATCTGTTATAGACCATACATATATTCAGCGATGCACAGAGTCATCGGATATCAACGAGCACCTTCCAACACTTGCTCGTTACGCGAGTCAATGTAGTCATATTACAGAGTGCGGTGTTCGTTGTTGTGTAAGTTCCTATGCGTTTGCGCATGCTCTGAAAAATAAAGAAACGAATGTACTTGTCCAGATCGACACGTCGTGGGCGGATGAAATGGGTGTATTTAAGGATGCGTGTGAAAAAGAAGGCATCTGCGTTCGATACCATAAGGCCAATACTCTAGCATGTCCGATTGAAACAACCGAACTGCTATTTATCGACACGTGGCATGTATACGGTCAGTTAAAGCGTGAACTTGCTCGCTGGAACAACTATGTTTCAAAATACATTATCATGCACGACACGACAGTTGACGAATGGGCGGGGGAGACGATTCGGTGTAAGTTCGACCCGAGACAACAGAGTGAGGACACTGGAATCCCTGTACATGAAATTACGAAGGGTCTGTGGCCGGCAATTCGTGAATTTCTAAAGGAGCATCCAGAGTGGGTACTTCGCGAGAGATATTCGAACAATAATGGTCTTACGATTCTTGCGCGTGTTTCGATGGACAATCTACACGAGGTAGAGCCTACGATTCCAGCATAATTCCTCCTCGACACGACGTTTGGTACGCAAGGATACAATACATTTATTCGCGAGCTTGAATAATATGCGAATCGTGGCGATGACAAACGAAGGACAACTCCCTATGATGAAAAATATGTTAAACTCTGCTCTGAAAGCAGGGTTTCCTATGCATCTATTCCATTGTTATATTCTTCGTACAAACAGGGAAGCTGCTACGTATAACACGGAACAATTTCAAAATGTAACAAAACGAAAACTTGAAATTATTCTTGATAATATGAATTTGGATTCCGAAGTCTTGTGGATTGATAACGATATTGTGCTATTTGAGAATATTATTCAAGATGTTCAACGATATCCTGGTAATTTCGTCATGCAAGATGATTTATGGGGGTTTTGTACGGGATTCTTTCTAGCGCGCTCATCTCCATCTTCAAAGCGATTGATCCAAGATTCAATAGATGCCCTTGCCCGCGCCCAAAGCAAAACTACAAATGACCAACATGTGTTTAATGCCCAATACAAGAAACAATTACGAATTGGATTTCATATTCAATCCTTGCCACAAGACGAATATCCGAATGGGAATATATATTTTGATGAGAATAGACGTTCCAAGGCAAAAATGGTACACGGCAACTATCTAGGAACAACGGTTGAAAAGGTTGAGCGTTTTAAGAATTTTAATTTATGGGATGAGAGTGATACTGGGTTTATTATGGTGAAACGATACTACATTTAGATTTCATCGATATCTACATCCTCATTATTGACCGCTCCATCAAACTCGTATCCGATATCCGTCTTTCCGCCCATCTTAGAGGCTAGCAGTTGCGTAGAATCTGTATTTTCAATCGCTGTGACACGTGGATCTACATTAAACTCACGTGCCACATCGCGCATCTCATCGGGCGAGAAGACTGCCACAATCTCCATATCTACAGAACCGCCCAAACCACTCTCCGCTACCGCGACAAATGAGTTCACATCAATCCATACCGAACGCTTACCACGACCACGGAAACTTCCCGGAATGATTGCCTGACCGACACAACCACGTGTCTCACCACTCTTTCCAGTCGGCTTTACATAGAATACCTCCATCCGTCCATTCCCGAACCGGCGAAGGACGCGTGCGATATGGACCTCATTCGAGCCCCGATTTGATCGCAAATCATCCAACAATTGCGTTTTCACTTTGCGGTTCTTCGCAGACACTCCCGACTCCTTCTTTGCACCGCGGTTACCGGAATTCTTTTGGGGCATCATCTTGCTTCTGAATACTCTGCTTTCGTATAGTAAACCTAAATCCGTTTTATTCTTGCTTCAAAACGAATTACAAACATCCTGTCTTTGAACCAGTATCAAAGATGGCAGACCTTTCCAAGCAATACCGTAAGCATACGCACCGCGAGCACATTCTTGCGCTTCCCGATACCTACATCGGAAGCATTGAGAACGCAGTGGAGGATATGTATGTTGTCGCCGAGGACGCATTTGAGCTGAAATCACTCTCCTTCAACCCCGGGTTCTACAAGCTAATCGACGAGCTACTGGTGAATGCTCACGACCATGTCGTGCGTCTCAACCAGCGCAAGTCTGAGCAGCCTGTGAAGCATATCGATATCTCCGTCAAGGAGGCTACAATCACCGTCTACAATGATGGTGAAAGCATTGATATCGAGAAGCACCCAGAGTATGGCATCTACATCCCCCAGATGATCTTCGGCGAGCTTCTGACGTCTACCAACTACGATACGAACGAGAAGAAACTCGTTGGTGGTAAGAATGGTTACGGTGTGAAGCTGGTCAACATCTTCTCCAAAAAGATGACGGTTACGATTGTAGATAGTAAGCGTCATCTCAAATATGTTCAGTCGTTTGAGGACAATATGTCCAAGATTGGCGAACCTAAAATCACATCTTGTAAAACAAAATCATTTGTTCAGATTGACTGGATTCCGGATCTGAGTCGGTTTGGATGGAAGGATACAATTCCTACGGAACTACTTGAGGTCGTTCGTCGGCGGGTATTTGACCTCGCAATGACAGTTGGTCGTGATGTCCGCGTCACATGGTGCGATACACCCATCAAGTTTCGGGATCTCGCAACATACGCTTCCTGGTATCTGCCGAAGGATGCACCCATAGTCGCAGAGGTCCCGCAGGGCGGGTGGCAACTTGCAGTGGCCGACAGTCCCACGGACAAGTTCTTTAGCGTGTCCTTTGTAAACGGCATTTGGACTCGTTCTGGTAAGCACGTCGACGAAGTTACGAACCAACTTGTTGCTCATCTTACTAACTATTTGGAGGCTAAGAAGAAAATCAAAGTTCGGCCGTCACTGGTCAAAGATTCAATCGCAGTATTCCTCTCCTGTTCCGTGGAGAATCCGTCTTTCAGCTCGCAGACCAAGGAAGTTATGACTACCAAAGTGTCTTGTAAGCTGTCCGATGAGTTCATGAAAAAAATCATATCCAAACTCAATATCGTTGATAAAATCATTGAATCGCAAACTGCAAAAGATATCAAAGACATGAAGAAGACGGATGGCAAGAAGCAGTCCAAACTCACGGGCATTCCCAAACTGGATGACGCAGTATACGCTGGCACTACAAAGAGCCACGAGTGTACGCTCATCCTCACCGAGGGAGATTCTGCGAAGGCAATGGCACTCTCGGGTCTCACGCAAGAGCAGCGCAAACACTACGGAGTCTTCCCTCTGCGTGGTAAGCTACTCAATGTGAAAGATACCTCTGTTCGCAAGGTGGAACAGACGGAAGAAATCGCACACCTCAAGAAGATTCTGGGTCTTGAATCTGGAAAGAAATACGATGACCTGACATCCCTACGCTACGGTCGTATCCTCATTATGACCGATCAGGATTACGACGGGTCCCATATCCGCGGACTGCTCATCAATATGTTCCATGAACTCTGGCATGAACTTCTTGCGATTAAGGGGTTCATCACCTACATGGCCACGCCCATCGTGAAGGCCTCCAAGGGTTCGCAGACACTCAACTTCTACACGCAATACGAGTATGAGCAGTGGAAGAAAACAAGCAAGGGACATTGGAAGGTGAAGTATTACAAGGGATTGGGTACGTCCACGCGCGATGAGGCCAAGGAGTATTTCCATACACTCAATGTCGTTCCGTATACCTACACGGGCGACACGAGTGACTCACATATCGAGCTTGCGTTTAACAAAGCGAAGGCCAACGACCGCAAAGATTGGCTCAGAACATACGATCCGTCTGCGATCGTATCTACAATCACGGAACTTCCTTATGAGGAGTTCGTCAACAAAGATCTCATCCATTTCTCAAATTACAATCTTGAACGATCTATTCCAAACATCATGGACGGTCTCAAAACCTCGCAGCGTAAAATCCTATACTCTGCGTTCAAGCGCAATCTCAAGTCCGAGATTCGTGTAGCCCAATTTGCCGGCTATGTCTCTGAGCATTCTGGCTACCACCACGGCGAGCAGTCGCTGAATGATGCGATTGTAGGTATGGCGCAGGACTTTGTTGGCTCAAATAACATTCCGTGGTTTGTTCCGCAGGGACAGTTTGGAACGCGCCTACAGGGCGGCAAAGATTCTGCGTCGCCCCGTTATATCCACACATATCTCCAGCCCTATATTCCCAATCTCGTAGCAAGTGACGACTTTGCGTGTCTGAAATATCGTGACGACGATGGCCTGCCCGTGGAGCCGGAGTGGTATGCTCCGATTCTGCCGATGCTTCTTGTGAACGGATGTCGCGGTATTGGCACAGGGTATTCCACCTACATCCCCTCATACAATCCCGCAACACTGCGCGAGATGATTCTGGAGTGGCTAGAGACAGATACGGGGTTGGACAAGCCGCTTGTCCCGTATTACCGCGGATTTCAGGGGACGATTACGCCTTCGGGCGATGACTTCGTAGTCGCAGGCAAGTGGAAGGTGACGAAGAATGAATTGACAATTACAGAACTACCCGTGGAGACCTGGACGGCAGATTTTCGCGAGACGCTGGACGCGATGCTCGCAGATGGGAAGATTAAGGATTTCACGGATACGTCTACGGATGTGAACATTCACATTCAAGTGAAGACGGCCGATGTATCCCTCTTCGAGAAGCATCTGACTAGCAAAATCAAGACGACGAATATGCACGCCTTCAATTCGAAGGGCGTGATTCAGAAATATAATTCACCCAATGAGATTCTCAAGGAGTATTGTAAGATTCGTCTGGCGCTATATGAGACGCGCAGAAATCAGATTCTACAAGACCTGCGAGCGAAGGTGCCGTATCACGAGAATGTCGTGCGGTTTATTCAGCAGCAGTGTCTGGATACGCCTCGTCCCGACCTTCGTAGAAAAACATCAGAGGATTGTGATGCTCTTCTGGAGGCAGAGGGGTTTGTGAAGATTGAAGACTCATACAACTATCTGCTGAATCTACCGATTGCGTCACTGACACTAAAGCATGCGCAGAAGCACGAGATGGATCTGAAGACGCTGCGTGAGAAAATCGCGGAAATGGTTGGTCTGACGGGTCGTGTTATGTGGTTTGCAGAACTCTCTCAACTCAAGGTCTAATAGACGTTGTGATTCATACATAGGTACATTTTTGGTTGATAAGGAATCCCTTATTGAATTACGATACAATCTTCATACGATTGACCTGATTGACTGCTGGATTGACCGCTTTACGAATTGTCGTAGTTACGGTTGGATTACAGATTGTATTGCGGGTCTGAACAACCGATGTCCGATTTAGACCCTGAATACCTGTCGTGATATAATCTGCGGTCTGTGACGCCACGAAATCTGTCCAGCTCGACGCAGGACGAAGGATGCGATGCGTTCCTGCTCCCTCGTAGGGAATCAGAAGCGCTTGACTACGCGGCTGTTGAGGTCCCTCTTGGGCATTTCCTAGGTCTTTATTACGAGGGTATATCCCAGCGGTCGCATCACCTGCTCCAGGTACGACGCCTTGTACTGTTGCAGAATATCCCTTTGCGCCGCGTAGACGCTGAATACGCGTCCAATCACTCGCGCTCATATTGCGCGTTCCACGATCTAAATTTGACATTGCCGAACCAGCACCTGCGGATGAAGCTGTCGCCATTTATCAATCTGCCAAGGTAAAAAACCGAATATGGTTTCCTTCTCGTTGCCCTATTTTCAATAATCGTTGCGTATCCTCGAAACTCGGTGCGTCAAAGACTTCGTTCGTATCTGGATCAAATATGATTAAAATACCCTTGACCTGTACCTTTTGTAATCTACGTGTACGTCGTGTTATGTTTCTCATATACAACGTATCCCGTTCTTCCGTGATAGACGCAGGTTTGTATCCCAAGTCGTCAGGTGTATAGGTCGTATCGAACCGCATACATTGAATGACTGGTTTTTCATTCGCATGAAGCTTTCGATGAATCTCACAATCTATCGCCGCTTGTTTCAGTAGATGTGTTACCTGCTTAATCACCCGCGTCTTCTCAAACGCAACTTCATACAGAAACTCATCTGATGTCATAAACGTCTCCTGTGGCGTCTCTCCCTCATAGCGTTTTAGAATCATATCGTTGCGTCGAATACTCACGATATTCGGACCGTCTGCTGTCACACTCTGCTCCGGGGAAAATACAGACATATACATTTGAACCTTCACTGTACGCTCCTCCTCTGGCAGATTCTTGTGCGAGTTGATACGAATCGCACGACCAATGACCTGGTCAATTCTTGCAGGATTCCAGTAAGGTTCCATGACATAGACATTGCGCGTACCCATCAACGAAATACCCTCTGCTCCCGCCGCAGACGCCATCATCACACATAACCGCTTCTCTCGAATGCTATCTTTTAGAGACTGCGGGAACGTGTCTTCGTAGGACTCGTTGAAAATCTGGAGATATAGATTGCGTTCCTCCTCAGGTACTTCACCGGAATAGAAGGCAAACGCAGGAACGCCGGGTTTCATACTTGCGTCTTCCTGCCACACACCCGCCTGCTTGACAATCTTATACGGCTGAAACCCATGATGCTCCAGAATTGCAGAAAATACACCAAGACCTTCTAACGACAAATACTGCGAATAAATGAATTGATTCATCACCTTTCCACCCATATTCTTCTTCATATCACGCAATATCTTCAACATCTTCGGCGAGAAGGTTTCTAAGGCCTTCTCTGTCAAATACTTCTCGGGATTCTCACGCAACGTCTGTAAAATATCCGACTTCTTCGGAACCGTCTCCTCGTTCTCCTCCGTCTGAACCGGTGCTTTCAGTTCCGGTGGAATCACATAGTTACACGCAAGACGAGACAACATGCGGAATGAACTGAAATCTTCATTCATATCCGGTCTACGACCTTTACGTGATTCTCTCTGAATCTCTTCCCAACGAATTTCAAGATAGCGCAAGAATTGTTCTTGCGACATGGGGATCTTCTGCAATGTATCCGCCTCATCCACGCGTTTCGGAACAAGATTCTCTGCTGCGCCCTTGAAGTAAGATACAAGACCCTGAATACGACGCTGAAATAGAATTCCATTCTTAAACGTCAGTCCATCTAGAAACATCGTGACGAAATCTTCATATTTGGATGGCAGACATTCTAACTCCTCTACAACTAACTTCTCTTTATCCACAATCTCGGTCCCCCCAAACTCCCTCTCAAACTTGCTTCGCCAAGAATAGACCCAATCGCGAATATCAGGCATATACGACTCGTCTTTCTGATACTTCACTGCGATACGGTCTCCCTTTTCATTGTAGACACTCACAAAATCAGGAGGGTTGCGGGTCAGTAGTATCGAACGCTTCACGGAATTGTATTCTATCGTATCCACGTCAGGCATATTGCGGAAGAAAAAAGTCATCATGCCCTCATCCCAGGACACTGCGTTCTTGGTATTGACAATTACACGCTCAATAGGACCCCGTAACAAATTTAATAAAACAGCGACTTCATTGGGGCGATTAATAATGGGCGTTCCGGATAACGCAACCACCTTACAACGCTTTGCATGGTAAATCCGGTCATATAGTTTGCGCTTTGCTTCGCGATCGTTCACTACGTTTCCGATTAAGTTATGCGCCTCGTCGATAATTACGACAGTATCATCAAACTGGGTTGCATTGTCGGGAGGCAGAATATTGTCTACATTGCGCGTGTTGATACCGTTGTAGTTGATGAATGTGAAGCGCTGATTGAGGATATCATCAATCTGCTTTTTAATAGCATCCTGTGTCTGCTTGGGGAGGGTACTATAGTTCGGAGCACGTCCCTGTATCGTCACGAAGTAGCGTCCATGATTGTCTAGGAACTCGTCCGAAATACCAAGACCATGCGGTTCTGTACGATCCTCTTTCACAAGACGTTGCTCCCAGTTCTGTTCGTACGCATAGATAGGATCGCCACACTTACGAATTTCAGTGCGATAGTTTGCCTGAAGGGACGCAGGTAGTAAAATGTAGATCTTACGATTCGAGAGTAGGGACTCTGCGACAGCGATAGAGGAACATGTTTTTCCAGAACCAAGCCCGTGGTAGAGTAGAAGACCGCGGTACGGGGTTTCAGTTAACAAGTATTCGCGAACAATCTTCTGGTATGAGAAGAGCTCACGTGTCTTTGATTCGGGGTCGGGTTCTTTATCCCTGTATTTCAGAAAAAGCCTAGACACAAAGTCACTAAACCCTTTCCGATTGGGAAGAACATATGACATCGGACTATTGTAGTATTGTAGTATTTTTTCGTTCGTGATATTTCAACCGCGCCTTTTCGTTTATCTTTTCCTTATTATGTGCTCTATATCTTATACCTTTCTCTTTTATTTTATCTTTATTTTCTTCGCTATATTTCCGATATCGTTGGCTATTTTTATCCTTATTTTCTTCTCTGTATTTTCTTTCTCTTTCTCTTATTTTGTTGTTGTTTTCTTCTCTGTATATCCTATCTTTTTCTCTTATTTTACTTCTATTTTCTTCTCTGTATTTTCTTTTTTGCTCGCTAATTTTATCACAATTTATAGTTCTCCACTCATCTCGTGTTCTACCAGCGATGTTTTTATTTACACAATTAATACTTTCGCGAATTATTTCTCCTTCGTGTAATTCAAGTTCCTTCCGATTATTACACGGAAATATTTCAATAAGTTCTATTTTACAATTATCAATTCCATATTTTTCAAATAGTTCAAAACTTGTAAAACGCATTTCGCCATGTTTCCAGCGTCTATAATCCGACTTGTGCTTGCTAAAACGAACCTTTAGTTCCTGTATAGTGCTTCCGATATAATGCGAGCCGTCGGGAGCAACTATCTTGTATATTTTACCTTTTGAATAATCGGGCATTTTTATATGATTGTTGTGTTTATCATCTTTATTTCCATTTTCTATACAATGGAAGCAACGATACGCAAGCATCCTAAGTTGTGGATGATAACTATATACCTGTTCTTAATATCTGGGTTTATCTATATGAAACCTAGCGTCGCATTTGACCAGGATGGAAACCTCCGCCCATTTGGAACGGGTGGAAAGCATGCAACGGTATTCCCCCTGTGGTATTGGGTATTTGCGATGGCGGTAGTATCGTATTTAGCGGTTGTTTGGGTCCTGGACTATTCGCTTTAGCGAGGTGCTCGGGGCACAAAACGAATAGATTCAATCCACCTAAATATATCTCATCTACACATCCACACCTGTGTTGAACTCTTTGTGTAGGATTCATAACTTACATACTATTCGCATTCCATTACCTAAATGTTTGTCCGACGACTCGAGACATTTGTACTTAAAATCCCCGTAGTGGTAAATCTTTCACATGCTCGAAGTATCGAACAGTCTGGTATATTTCTAGATTGCTGCTATCCACCTGCGACTCTCTTTGATTGGCTGTTTGGTGCGAGTCATGTAAGAAGATATAGATGTAAGTCAGAGGAAGACGCGAAGCAAATACTTGACGAGTTCCTTCGCTATGGTTTGAATAAGTAATACTTGCCGTCTTTCAAAACCGCATGTTCTTTCATAAACTTCTCTCGATCGTCACAATTGCGATTCAGAGAGGCTATATACTTATAATTATACTCGCTATTTCCCTTGAACGATTCGGGGTGGTCGATATAGATAGAGTCGGTTCTGCGCTTTGTGAGTGGATATAACACGACTTCTGGCGTTCCTTCAATTCCACGGTCATCTTTCGCAAGAGGAATATATTTTGCATACTTTTTTAGTTTTCCACGCTTTACGGCGGCCATTAATCTGTCTGCATCTTCCTTTGCAAGAGCCGTATATCCCACTACATCCGGAAACGCATCGATAAATGAATCGCGAAAGCATGGATCGGATTGTCTGCTCTTAAAACATGCTTTCTTGAGTTCATCGCTGTTACAGGGAAGAAGGAATGGATTTGATTTATCGTACCGAGATGTTCGTGTATATTCAGATGGCGAGATTAGGGATACAATTTTAAGTTCTTTGGTTGTTACACAGACTTCAATGTTCAGAATCTGGTCGTACCATTTCACAGAATCAATCGCAAAGGGGGTGTAGTACAAAAACACATTATAGTTGGGGGGGATACAGAGTCGCCCACCTAAATCGCGACCGACATAATCCATTTCGGTGTGCTTTGTGGCACGAAAGAGTAATGTACCTTTTGGAATTCGAAGAATAGGAACCTCTTTTCCCTCGAATTCAACTGTTTCCATTATCTTACTATGCTGGAATTTCTGGCGATGGAACTGTGACAGATAGATACGATGGTAAAAGGTCCCATATAGAAAAGGACCAGGATGGACGCTGGGCATCGGGAGGGAGAGGGCCTGATATCTCGCTACATACACCTTCGTCTATCTTATTCACTAAAAAGAATGTCGGTATCCAGATGGATAGAAGTGTTAGCCATGTATCCTGCGTGACCATATAGACTGCAGCAGGAAATAGACACCATAGACTGCCATACTTCAGCGTCTGTACAAAACTTACCGTAAAACAATTCATGACGGTTACGAGCATAGCAGTGACCATACCGACTAAAAACAAAGCCCCGACAATTTCGAGCATTCTACTTACTGTATCATACTTTATTTCATTATGTCGTCTCAAACGTCTCGAGCGCCTTTTCAATCTCATCAAATAGAGCTTTACGTTGAATGTAATAGGGCCGCAAGAGTGTTCGACAGTCGTCAAACGACTTCCACGCAACAGACGAAATCTCCCTGCTTTGTGTTGGTGTGAGCGTCTGTGTTACGTCAATCGTATGCGCATCCGATAGAAGCCCAATGAAATAGATGTGTTTGTATGTCACCCCATTTGTTCCTCGGAACACTTCCGAGAACTGAAGATTGCGACAGAGTGTATATGCGTCTCGTGGAACATTCGTCTCTTCAAAGAACTCACGCATTGCACAATCCATATCTGTTTCCCTTCGCATGCGGCGTCCCTTTGGAAATCCCCACTCTGGTTCATCGTAGGAAGAGCGATACGCATACACAAGTCGCGCTCTATCCAGTGCCTCAAACTTCTCCTTCGATTCCGCATATTCGTTGGAATGAACATCACGCCCATTTCCCCACAATATACTCCATAGCATGCTGAAGGGGTACTCTACAATCCGTCTTTGTTCAAATTTGGTCATATTTTGAATGAGAGTATGAATGTAGGTAGGATTCGTAATATCATACTTTCCGCGAATGAACTCCATATACGATATACTATCCTTGCGTCGCACCATCAGCACTTCCACATCTCCGCGCCCTACAGGCAGTTTCAAGGACCCATTCTTGCTTCGTAACAATAACAACCCGCAAGAAATGATGGGATAGGAACAGCTTCGGAAGACATGACCTCGTTCTCCGCAATTATTACAGAACATGGATTTCGGATCCATTTTCCCACGCTTAGTATAAATGAGCGCCCAAGCGTTAAATGCCTCTGCGTATAGTGGATATCGTGGAACATCCAGTGCCGCGAATCCGACAGGCGCAGTTCCAACCCGCGATGCATCCGATATTACGCGTCAGATTAAAGAACGGTTGTTGTATCTCAATAGCAAAGATAACACAACAATCGTGAAAAATAAGAGTTCCTTAGCGGTAGGTGGACGGCCACAAATCAATCCCGCAGGTGTGAATCATATCCCTGGAAACTCGGAGTGGAGTTGGTTACCCTATAGCAATCAGTATCGTCTCTCCTATTTTTATGGTAAGATGAAGTGTGATACGAACTGTCAGGGTGGGTTGTTCGATGGTAATGGTCCCATTTTACCAGGCACAGCTGCGACTGTCGGTTCCTAACGACGCAATGTTTTGCGTAATCTTTGCCGTATCTTCAGTTTCTTGGTCGGACTCGTCTCCGTCGGCACATAACTAAAAAAGTATTTTGTAAATTCACGGGATGTCTTATTCGTTCGCAGAGTTGAATACAACCCCGCCTTCTCACGACGAATATCAATCAACGATTTCTGATGACCGAGACATTCAATTGGCGTCAGAAGTTTATATCTCCGCTTTGCATTTCCATTTGCCATATCCACTAAATGTTGTGCAACACATAGCAGTCGATCCTCAGATAGAAGCTCATCTGTATAGTGATCTCCGTAAATCATAGCAAGGAAGAACTGGAGAATCGTGGGAATACTTGCAATACGAAGGCCCGAACGCGTTGTATGGAAACTATGGCAAGCAGAGGTTTCAAACACACGGACAATCGCCTTTCCATCCTTACTAATATCCGTGTGCGCAGGAATGATGTCTGCATAGGTCGTATGCTCTTTCACAACTCCGGCAAGAATAGAATGTAATTTCTCAACAATACTCTTGCGTTTCTCTGCGTT